TTAAAGGGTCATGTCCATGACCTTCTTTTACTTCCCGATAATCGTCGGGTAACAAGTTAGAAGCTACACGTAGTGCAGCCTCTGTTGTTGCAGGGTGGATATGTTTACTCATTTAATGTGTGTTCTAATTTGTCTAAGGTTTCTTGCATCCAAGATTCCCACGGATTACCTAGGGGTATTTTCATACCTTTATACATACTGTTTTTTTTAAGCCATTGTATGTAGTAACGTAATTCGTTTTCTGTAAGGGTGATATTAAACACGTTCGTAATTATTGTTTGTGTAAACTCCTTCCCACGTCATGTTATGAATTGTGGCGGGAGCTGGGTGTGTAGATTTAAGGGATAGAGATACGTTTGTATTCCTGTCATAAATAGGAACTGTTCTCAAAATATTGTCATCAGTTACGCCTGCTGTATTAGCTTGATAAGTATCAGCAGCAGCTACTTCAAAGGTTTCAGAATAATCTACTCTTCCTGTTCTACTAAGAGTTGTTGTATATATACCAACTGGACCAAATCCAAACTTCACTCTATGTAAAATAGTATTTGCTCTAGTATCAGCTCTCCAGTTTTGACCAGCTTGAGTTACATAATAAATTGTTGGTATCTTAATTTCCATATCAAATAAGTAACCAACTAAAAATGTTTGATTACTCCAATCACCGGGAATTTCTAATTTATTAGTAGTGCTATTGTAAGTTACATTATTTGCATACCTACCTAATTGATCTCCAGCATCTACATCATATGCAGCTAATTGATAAGTATTAGCTTCTAGTCCTACAGGTTTTGTAAATGTAGTTTTATTTGAAGCCTCTTGATAATCACCAGCTACAGTAGTAACTGGCATTAAATGATCTAAATGAACTCTATTTTCTGCTAATGCAAAAGTATTAGAATCCATCTTGATAGCATATTTAAGTAGTTGATGTTTTTCGTTAGAACTTTCTCCATTACTTACAACTACATACAAGTTGTCATCTTGCATGCAATGGTATTGGATCTTTCCTGTTAAGGTCCACTTAAACCATGAAGCTAATTTTCTTTCTGTAATCTGGTCAAAATATCTGTAACCATAAAGAGTAGAGGTATCTTCTTCACTGAAAAATATTACATCATTTTCTCTTGAGTTAGATATAAGCTTTAAATCTTTTTCAAATAGTCTAGAAACAACTGCACTTTGTTCTATAATCGCTGGCTCGCCTTCTCGTTGTACTTCTGCCATCTCAAAGAATCTTGAGTATTTACCAGCATTATCTAGAAAGCCGATAGTTGTACCAAGAGATATAGGGTTAGTTGAATAGTTAAAATTGTAAGTAGAGAGAGCATTTATTTTTGCTGTTTGTGGACTGAATACATCACTATCTGTAGTGAGCATGAATTGTTGGTTTTTACTAAATAAAACTAAACCAGTATTAACTTGTATTCCGTCATAAATAATAGCTGGATATTCTGAACTAGCTGAAATATCTATAGGATCACTTGCTATTAATTCGATAGCTGATTTAGCAAAAAAGTTTGTAAAGTCTCCGGGACGAGACATTATTATATTTTCATCAGAAAGTACTGTAAATCTGTTTCTAAAGAACAGCATTTTGTTTATATTCTTACCAATGAAAGAAGGTTCAGGATTAGTTACATGGTCACCAACTAAAGCATCATCCCATTGTGGAACTATAAATCCCGGTCCTACTGTACAAGATGCTGATGTTTGATTACCTTCATTAGCGGCAGATATATAACTAAAACTATTTTCATCTATTTTCGTAATATTAAACTGCCCGTTAGTTAACCCAGCACTTACAATATTTACAAGCTCTTCATCAATAAAACCATGATTTGGTTTGTTAACAGTAACTATATTATTAGAAAGTGTAGATGTAAATGTAGCTGACTCCTGTAAAGATGATATACCGTAAGTTGATCCATCTAATTCAGTAAGTCTAAAATTACCATCTTGAGTTCTAATAAGAACTACTGGCATAGTAGATCTTTTTAGTCTTATCTTTCTTCCCGGTTGAGCACATTCTTCCCATGTACCTTCACCATCCATATAAGTACCATCAGATTTTTTTTTGCCAAAAAATTTTACAAAGTGGTTATCTTCCTCAGCCTCACTATTAACAACTTCTACAACCATCCCGTGTTTGCACTGTGTAGGGAGATCTCCTACATCATCTACCTTTCCGGATACAACATTTATCAGTTCTCCTACAGGCGTAGAGGAATTGAATATAGTATTTCTTTTGATATGTAATCCATTACCAATAGTTGTAATATCATTGTCAGTAAAATTACCAGTTGCTATTAACTCAGTTCTAATATCTCCAAGAATGCTTTCAGCAGTAATAGTAGTTTTAGTATCGAAAGGTGTAGGTTGTGGTCTTATTAAACCTAAGTTTGCTTGAACTTTAGCTTCACTAATTTCTTCAATTTCAATCCTGTAATAACCATCCTTCATCCAAACATGGAAACGATCACCTTTTTGCCAACCTTCACCACCATGAAGTAAGTCGTATGTAGTTGTATATCTAGCTTGGTATGTAACTGACGAACCAGAACCATAAGGTACAGACTGTCCTGTTGTAGCTATACGAAAATATAAATTCTTTCTTCCAACCTGATGTCTTTCATAACAATTTACATTGCCACTCCAAGTACTACCTGTATTGTTGTAATTTTGAGCTACAAATGTAAATGAGGTTGAACTTTCAACTGTACCAATAACTGATGCAACAGTTCCATATTGGTCAACATCACCGGGAGCAACTAAATCAAAATACATTGCAGTTCCTACTGACAACCCATGTGGTGTAGCTGTAGTTACAGTGACAACATTATTACCAGTACCAGTAGCAGATGGTTGTACCCAACTCGCTCCAAAAGGTTTTTTCTGAACGTCAATTATGTAGCTATAGTTTGTATCTGTGTGAGCAGTTGTCACTGGATTAGTGGAAGCATCAGATACGTAAAGTCCACCAACAGCTCCTGTGTCAGTAAGTTGAGTATTAGTACCATCTTCTTGTAAACCACTAACGTTAAATATACGAGTATCAACATTAGGTGCAAAAGCATCCCTACCATCTCCTGCAACTGCATCACATCTTGCAAACCCTAGACCACCTCTAGCATCATGTACTCTCATGTAGCCATTAGAATCACAGTAGTTATTACTAGAGTTAAGTAGAGTAACTTTAATACGTGTTGCTGTAGTAACTGTACTAAGGTCAGTATTGTCAAAAAGATTTACTGAATACTGTTTTGAATAAGATATAGTTTTTAACTCAAGAAAAACTTCTTTACCAAAATCTCCTAGAGGTTCAACTACATTTTCATCCATCTCAGTTGTAACTGATCTGTTGTTTATATAAGTAAAATCGTTAAGAGTTAGTGTTTGTATATCTTCGTCATTAGTGTGTATAAGATAATTGTCGTTACCTATTCCATTAACAACAGTTTTTTCATTACCTGTAAGACAGTTCCACATTCTGATTTTTCCATCATCAGCATGAGAAGTTCCATCAATATTTTTTCGCCTAATTACTTGACCTATATATTGTTCAGTTTCATCTCTGTAGTAGTGAAACCATTTACCAGTTATCCAAGAGTTGTTAGTACCATCACTTAAAGATGCCACAAACTTTCCAGCCGGTCTCTTTAATAGTCCTTGGCTAACATCAGGTAAGGCGTTTTTCATGTCTTTCACCTGACCGGGAATTTTATATTCATCAGGTTGTTGTGATATTCCTTGAGCTAAATTGGGAATAGTTTGTGTAATGTTTGGCATTATCTAATAAGTGCTTTATAAGGTTGATAAGATCTATAATTACTTTCCTGTGGAAATCCAAAGAAGGTATGATCTCCCATTTCACAGTCGTATTCCAATGCAGCTGCCTTATTCTCTGCTTCTTCTATTTGTAAAAGCTTAACTAAATCTGGATTAGAAACTAATTGTGTTGCTGCTTTAATACTTGCAACGGTTATTATGTATCGTTGTATTGCTGGTGGTACATCGGGAAAAGCAAATAAATAAGTTACGTCAAAATAAAGATCTGAATTAAATACATTTGTATGACGTACGTTGTCATATAATTTTCCATCTTTTCTAACAACATCTCTACTTTTATCGTACTGTCCTTCATGGATGTCAAACCTTAAATAGTTATTTGGTATAACAAAATGTCCATTGGAGTCAGGAGAAACTTTTAAGTTGTCTTCTTTATTAAAATGCCATCCCTGATTCTGTACGTTCTTATTTGCTTCCATAAGAATGTTATGTATCAATGCAATCTGAGGGTTAGCATAAGTATTTACTATTTCTTGTCCAGAGTTTGTCGAGTCAGTCGTTACTGTTCCTAGAGTGGTAACTGGAGATTGACCAATGCTACCCAAGATAGAGTTAACTGCGGATAGTTCGGTATCGGTTGCTATTTGAGTAGTCATAAATAAAAAAAAGGGAGCCGAAGCTCCCGTATATAAAAATAAAAATTAAGCGTTAGCTGGGTAAGTAGTACCAAATCCTGAAGGAGCTGTTCCTCCTACATAAAGTTCTACTGCTGCTGCTGGGTTTAGGAAATCTGCGCCCATAGCTAGTCTTCCAAGGATTACGTCACCTTGGTAAACAACTGAAACGTCGCCTGATGTAACCTGAACTTGTGGTCCAATAGCTTCTACAACCCCTGCGGCTTCCTTCTGGAAGATTAGTCCACATGATTTGTCGAAAGCTGTTGCTGAACCATAGTTGTTGTTAAGTCCTGCTACTGAAGCCTGTCCATCTAGGATGTCATCACCTACGTTATTTGGCATTCTTTGTGGAGATGTTTCTCCAGTTGTGCCACCATACTTAACACCATGTTGTCCAAGGAATGGGATGTTCATTGACTTGTAGATTTTGATACCTGCAATCTCAACGATTCCGTTTCCGCCTTGTAATGCTGTACCTTGAACGTCTCTGTTGATAAGACCGTTAGTACCAATGTCTTGGATCAAAGCGTAGTACTGACGAGGGTTAAGTACTGCACATCTTCCTGCTGAAGATACACCTTTTTCGTCTAGTGCTGCTGCTGCATCATAGAAAGCATTAACTAAGTTGCTTGCGCTGTAAGCATCAGATTCGTTAGTACCACTACCGACTCTTATTTGAGTACCACCGGGTTCTACTAAACCTGTTGCTGTAATTGGAGAAGCTTGTCTTGCTCCTTTTGCAATTGCTCTAAAAATTAGTCTGTCATATTTTTCAGCAAGAGCGTGTCCAATTTTTCTAGAAATTTCTCCACGTAATTCATAGTGAGCAAGAGTCTCGTCTAGCTCATATACAAATGCGGATGAAATTAATAGGTCGTCGCATGTAATTGTTTTTTCTGCGACTGGAGGTGCGCCTTTGTCGTTACCTAAAATACTGTTTCCGGGAGTATGGAACTCAGCAGTTGTTCTACCGGTGTAGATAAACTGTAATGATTTTCCATTCTTTAATGTTCTTTTAGTAACCATGTCACGAGCCACTGTCTCATGCTGGAAGCCTTTAAACATTTCTCCACTAAACAATTTAAGGTAAAGTGCTCTAGCGTCACCTGCACTGTTTGACTGACCTTGACGAGTCAGCTGTGCTGGATTCACATTCGATTGATGATCGAATGAACCGGGATAAGCCATTTATCTTTAAAATGTAAGGGTATATATTGTCGTTCCTAACGTTAGAATGTTGTCAGTCTTATTTGGTCTAGCGTGAGACTGCACGCTTTGTGGTCTGTTTCCCACCGTCGACGGCTAATGGTATCCTCCTCAGAGGGCAAAAGCCAAATTGAGCAGGGAGGATTCGCACCTCCCCAAAGATCTACTTGATTACTCTTTTGTAAGCAACACCACGATATACTAAAGTAACTTCTTTCATGGTTATCTCCATATACCAAAGCCCCGTTCCATGCCTTGGTTGTCATGCGTCCCCGGGGGGATGAACGGACGTAATATCATGTGTTTTTGTTTAGGTTGTATCCAGTGTCTTGTGACACCGGCAATGATAAAGCAATTAGTTATCAGAGTTATCATCGTCAGAAAGTTCTTTATCAGTTTCTTTCTTTTTTTCTTCTTCTTCATTCATAAAAGAATATCGGGTGACATTAGCTCTACCGAAGCCTCCTCCATTAGATTGATGTGCCATTAACCTATGCTACTGCTTTCTCTTGTTACTAAGATTGCAGCCATTTAAAATACACCGGGGATAATTTGACCGGTTGTAGCGTAAGCTCCTAGAGCTGCTACTATGCCAAGCATTGCTGCCCAGCCATTAAATCTTTCTGCTTCTGGAGTCATTATTGGATGTGATTTTTTTGTGTTGTGTGTCATTACTCTTATTGGTGGTTCGTAAGGGTATTCGTTTTCAAGTAACGTATCAAGATCTTTTGTTTTCATAATTAAAATTGTAGATCTGATCTGTTTAATTTCTCGACAACATCAGCTCTGTAAGCTGGATCATTGTCATAGCGAGGGTCGCCCATCGCTGCTACAAGCTCTGCCTGTGATCTAAATATTTCACCAGCAGAGGTGGGAGCTTTACCTTGTAGCATACGACCTTCGTAGCCATTGGCTTCGTTGTACGCTGATTGAAGTCCTTGGAAAGCAATGCCAATAGCTGCTGGATTTCCTGAGTCAACGACAGAATCAAAAGCATTGATCTGTGCATCAGGTAAATTACTTGCAGCCCATTCGATTACTTGGTTGTAGTTAGCTTCTCCGCCTGCTGCATTCTGGACACTATTTACTTGTGCCTCTGACATTTCAACAGACTGTTGAGGTGCTTGCGGATTGTTGGCTTGGATCTCTAAGTAAGCATTAACCAAATCTTGGCTGCTCATTTCAGAAAACCTAGATATTGTTTCCTCACTAAGTTGACCATCATTCGCATAGTATTCTTCTGAAGCTTCGTTAATCAAACTGACCGCAGGAGCTTCATCAGATACCTCCTCATCGCTTTCTTCTTCTTCTGCATATCCTTCGTCGCTTTCTTCGTAGTCTGTTTCTTCTTGTCCAAGTTTCTTTTGTAATGATAAGTAAGCTGCTTCTAAGTCTTCAGCATTTCTATATTTACCAGCCAGTAACTGTTCTTGTTCTGCTACTAGCTTCTCTCCTACCGCAAGAGAATCTTGTTCTTCTGGGGTAAGTACTTCTGTTTCTGGAGAGTTATCACTTGTAAATGTTTCTGCCATTTATTCTGGTTGTTCTTGTGGTGGTTGCATCATTCCTTGCATGTTTTGCAAGTTTTCTGTGTCAGCTAATTTTGAATTAGCAAACTGACCAGCTTGTTCAAGTAAAGTTTGATTCTGCTGTGTCTGCATTAATTCTTCTTTCTCTTCAGCTAACTGTTGCTGAGTCTTAACTAAGTTCAGAACATCAATACCTTGTGCAGCAGCATCC